TCATAGTTATTAATTTTTAATTGTTTCAAAGTATTATACGAAAATAATTAAAAAATGTTACAAAAAAAAATAATTTTATTTAATTTTTTTATAAAAGTATTGTGTTTTCGGGATGTTAAGATATGATAGTAACTCCATTAACCTAAAAGAATAGGCAAATATAAGGAACATTTGCCGAAAATAACAAAAAAGTGGTATTTGTTTCATATTTATAGTTTCTGTTCATTATTAAGCATTTTGTTGTTCTTTATGTAGGAGTATAAAAATGGTTTCATTTAGTCGATTATCCAGGTTATATTTAAATAATTGGTAATCAGTTTTGTAACTCTTATCGCATTATCCCACCCACCACAAAATTCTGGACTTAATGCAATAGTTAACACTTCAATATTATTCCATGACTTTTTGATTTCTTCAGCTATTTTTAATATGTATTCATCTGTTAAAAACTGAAAACGTTTTTCATCATAATCTGTAAAGAAATAATCAATATCTAAGTTTACAATCCATTTATGTTCATTATTAGTATTAATCCAATAAGATAGATTTTCTTGTAATTCATAAATATCAAGATCATTTATTTTGATATTTTCTGGTGCATCTCCATCTTTATGCGTCGTAAATATGTTTAAAGCAATTATATTTGGATAAAGTCGATTAAAAATAGTAATATAATTATCCCATCTAAAAATTGGAAAGGTTTCGTAAATTGACATTTCTTTAACTTGATACTTTATTGCAAGTAAATCGGTAATTGAAATTGTTTTTAAATCAATATTTTGTTTTTGAATAGCATCTATCCACAAATCAATTTGACTTTCTAATAAGTCATAATGTCTATCTATATGTAATAAGTTATATTGCTTTTCAATATCTATTTTTTGAAGCCAACACCAGCTTGCGGCAAGATGATTATCCATAATAAATGTTTTGCCGCTTTGATATAATATATTCAGATTGTAATCTGTTGAAGTGTTTTGCCCTTTAAATGGTATTAGGTGCATAACTTGTCTTGCTAATTAGCAGTTTTTTAAAAAAAAACTTCACAAAGATAATTAAAATATTTATTTTATCAAAAAAAATCATATTTTCATTTAAAACTATTTATTTATGTATGGAAAATCTTGAATTATTATTACATAGTGCACAAAATATACGGACGGTAAATACAGATGCCTTCCAAAAAATAGAAATTTTAAATAAAAATTCTTTAATTCATGAATATGATGTTAAAAATGTAATAAGTGCAAGTGAAATCTTTAATATAGAGAGAGAGGAAAATGAAGTATATAGAATCTATGGTAGATTGGAATATTTATCATTATTGAATGGTATTAAAAGTAATTATTTTAATTTATCAGATTTTTTTAATCCGACATTTGATTATAACTCAAAATCAATATTTAATTCATTCGATTTTTATTTAATTAGACCATATACAGGATATACTAATATTGTTAAAGACAACAATCACAATATCTATATCAGATATTTTCAAATAATTGCAACACCCAATGAATTTGAATTAATTCCTGCCGGTTATTCTAATAATGTGTATGAAGAGCAAATATATTGTTTTGTTTTCAATAAAGATTTTGATGTTTCTACATATTATGATGATTTTAAATTCCCTGCGACTGAATTGTTTTTATATGCTCAATATAAAAAACAAAATACGCCAAATGAAATATTATCTTTTATTGATTGGGATTTAAATGGTAATGAAATAATTACACAATTTAATCCAATTAATTTAAATATTGGTGATGCCTTAAAAACTATTAATGGAAAAAAAATCGGAGATCTTATTGAATACTCCAAACCATTATTTTTACAGAAAGATTATATACCGCAAACTTATTATATAACAACACCATATTCTGTGGGAAAAAGATTAATATGGAAATATAATCCATTTATACCTTTAAGATTAAGATATTTTACTGACCAAATTTATTATGGAAATATTAGCGGAAGTTCGTATGAACAAGTTGAATCAATTCCAATATATGCAACTGAATATCCAGAAAATAGCGGTAATTATGTGTGGAGAAAAATTTTACAACAAGGTTATATTGATCCTATAAAACAAATTGGTGTTGATTATCCATTTGTGAATAAAAAAAGATATTTGTTTGCTAATATTATTTTAGATGTAATTCCTGATCTAAATGATAATCAAACATATGATGTATTTAGAGAAGCACAATATGGACAATATGGAATAATTAAAACATCACCGATAATTAATGATGTAAATGATATAAGTAAACCATGCCTATAATAAAAGAAGTTGTGAAATTTAATAATCAAGAAATAAACCTAAAAATTAATTTAGGTTTACAAAATTCTTTTATTGGATATCAACAAGAAATTGATAATATAACAAATGCGACAACTAATAAGTTAATAAATCCGGTTATTGATCAAGAAGTTCGTGTTTTTTATTATGATAATGAAGGTTATCAAAGTAAAGCGCTCAATTTTTATTTTTATGATTTTACGGGAAATTCATATATTTCTAATTTTACATCACCACAAATATTCACACAAAAAGAACTTGATTCTCAATCGCCATGTGTTAGAAATAGTTTTTTTATGTTAGAATTTTTTGATTCGTATGATTTTTATAAACAAAACAAAATATTTACAACTTATTGGACTAATATTGGAAAACTTCCAATATATTCAATTTCATCATATAATTTAAATGAGTTTTATAAATGGTTTATTCCTCTTTCATTTATTAATTCACAAACAAATAATATAATAACAGGATATACTAAATTTAGTTTTTATGATGGGAAAATGGGTAAAATACATATTTTTTATAATCAAGATTATGAAACCGATTCAACGTCAAAAAAAATGTATTTTAAAACAATTTTAAATATAAATAGCAGAACATGGAAAATAAGTACACCATCTTTAACAACGTCATTTACAATAAAAGCCAAAGAATATATTGGTGATTTATTTGTAGAAAAAATTAATAATAGTTTTGATAAATTTCATAATTTATCACCATCATATCCTAATGGAAATATGATTACATATACGACAACGGGTGTAACTTATTCAACAATATAACCAAGATGTGGTTTTCTCATTGCTTTAACTATTTCAAAATCCTTTTCATTTTGAATAAATCCTAAAAGTTTTAAATTGTATTTTGAAACAAAAAATCTATCACCATCAATATTTTCAATTGAATTTGATTCAGATATTTTGTCAAGTATCACAGGCATTGGTGAACCATTAACAAAAACATATTCTTGTTGTGATGCAAAATTTTTTAAAACTTGTTCATCATATTGATTTACATCAACACGATATTTGGTGAATAAACAAACCTCATAAAACATATCTACGTTTATCGGCTCTGGCATTTTAAATAAAAGATATATAACTTCTCCTTCATCTAAAATAGGAACATTCAAATATCTGAATTTACGTAATTGAGGAATTAAAAATTTATTTCCAATACGACTTCCCTTTTGCTTATCAATGCGTCTAACAGTAATATATGGAGTGGGTACGTTTTTATCATTATCCATAAATTTCCAAGTTTTTGAAAATTCACCCCAACGGTCATTATCAAGATAAAATGTTGGAACTATCTTATTATCAATAATAAGTTTCATTCCATCTCTATTAACATAATCAAAAATAGCCTGATCAAGGTCTTCTAATGCAATTGTTCTGGGAAGATATTTTGTTTTAGTATCTGTTAATCGCATTAATTCTTCAATCCTATCCATACCATATTTAAGATAATCCGTACCAATTTTTGGCGGATTAACATCAATGGATAATTTTGTTTTTTTAGGTAATGACATATAAGATTTTATTATAAATACTTTTTTATAGTAAAACACAAAATTCAATAAATTAAATAATTAATCATAAAAAATCATAAATTCTTGCGAGTTAAAAACTAATTATATATATTTGCATATAAAATTAATTATACTATGTTAATTGAACGCAAAGAAATATTAAACGAAGATGGTAGTTTAGGATATATCGAAGCTGTGTTTGAATCCGATAATATTCTAAAAACGACTTATTTTCCTAAAGCAGGAAGATTATATATTGCTTTTAATAGAGGTGGGACATATTCATATGAAAACATATCACCAGAAATGTATGAACAGTTCGAAAAAGCAGAATCACAAGGTAAATTCTTTTATCAAAATATAAGAAATAAACCAGAAATTTTATATCGTAAGGAATTTACATTATATCCAACAGAAGTACGTGAACTTAAAGAAATCGTTAAAAATAATAAGGAATCAATTGAAGATAATGATGAATAACATTAATGATAGTCAAAATATTGTTAATCTATTAAAAGAGGCATTGAAATTTTATGCCGATAAAAATAATTATTTCAGTGCAACTGACAAACCATCAAATATTTATCTGGATGAATATGGTTCACAAGCCAGATTTGCTTTAAATAAAGCTACTGAATTAGAAGAATTAATTAAAAAATCTGAAGATGAATATCTAAAAAATATTGCAAATGTAATTGATCAAAATAATAATGTTATTTTTGATTATATTAAAAAAATCAATGAGATAAATAAAAACGAAATTTAAAATAAAAAATAGTAATTGATATTTACTCTCCTTTTATTTCGTTCAAGAATGGCACAACATCCTCTTTTACAGGAACGCCAATTACAAGTTTCCAATATGGTTTAAAACCCCCAATTGTTTTTTTTGTTTCATCAGTAACATTGTTTGCACTTTCTACCTCATAATATCTATTTTTTTGACCGCTCATGTTATATTCAATAATATCACCCCTATCTATTTCTATTTGTTTTTCTTCAAGTTCTTTGAGATAAATACCGATTCTTATATTTCCAGTATCATCACGAGTAATACCACCAGGATTATTACCATAATATTGTTGTTTTCCATCTTCAATAGTAATCATTCCTCTTAATTTAATTGGTGAAAAGAATTTTTTATCACTTGCTTTTGCTTGCCCATATAATGGGTGTACTTTTGTTTCAATTATATTTACTTTATGCAAAATAAATTCTTGTATGTTATCTGTTTGTAGATAATTTCTACCATACATAACATCTAAATTAAATGAGTTTTCATTCATGAACAACCCCATTCTTTGATCTTCTAAATTAATTATTTGTTTTTTCTTTTTCATTTGTGTATGTAGAATTTAATTGGTATACTTTTATGAAAATAAATCCCTCTATTTGTTAATGAATGTTTTCTTTCATATCCAACATCATCCTGTCCTTTAAATTTAGTAAATAAATTATCTGAATAATGTATTTCATAAAATTTTCGAATTTCATTTTCTATTATGTTAATCAATTGTTTCATTATTTAATTATTTTAAAACCATCGTTTTCAAGAGAATCAATATCATTAACAAATTTTTTATATTGCCTGTCAATCACCCAATCAGGAACATTTGACCTATCAATACCTTTTTCTATATCATTTTTCACTCTTTGTTTAGCTATTTCGGGATCAACAATAAATATTTTAGCAAATGCATCAAATGGTCTGTCAACATTATCTCTCAAATAATTCAACAATTTTTTTCTATTGTTGGATTCAATGTTTGTTGCATCCAAAATAACATTTTTTCCACTATTTAATGCATGAACTATTTTTTTGAATGCTATTGTCCAAATCAAATCGTTTTTACTTTGGTCTGAAATATTTCCAGTTAATTCTTTACGAATATTATCAGGAGAAACGACAATAGTGTTTGAATCTGTATTGGCATTAATCCATGTGGATTTGCCACTGCCAGAAATACCGACAGGTAGAATTAGTTTTGGTTTAACTTCAATTGCCCCAATTCTATTATCGGGTGATTTAAAATCCGGATTAATTTTTTCCATCATTTCAAATAATCGTTGGTTATTATTTTTTTTCATCTGATATTTATTATAATAAATACTTTAAAATAAATGAAGTATCAAAGATAAATTATTTTATAAAATATATAGTAGTTTCAATTAAAATTTCATATATTTACGGAATATTTTGCGTTATTAAAATAATAATATTATTGCCTATATAAGAAATAATTGATTATGAATAAATTAGATTTTATTGAATATTTAAAAACAAATAATAAAACAGGAAGCAAAACAAGAATAAATCATATAAAAAAAAGATTTCCTGAAATATATAATGAAGTTATTAAGGTGAATCACGTATCGAATTGGTATGAAAAATTATATTGCTATTTATATGATATATTTACAATACCCAAATGTCAAAATCAATCATGCAATAATTTTGTAAAATTTATGGGATTTAATAAAGGTTATAGAAGTTATTGTTCAGTCAAATGTAAAAACAGTGATATTAATAACAAAAACAATATTAAAAATTCTTTAATTGCAAAATATGGTGTGGATAATCCCATGAAATCTTCATTAATATTAAATAAAGTCAAAAATACAAAAAAAAATCGTTATGGTGATGAAAATTTTACTAATTTAACTCAAACAAAATTAACAAAGAAAAATCGTTATAATGATGAATATTATAATAACAGAAAAAAAGCACAAGAAACCTCATTAAAAAAATATGGTAAAAAAAATTATACCAATAGAAAAAAGGCAAAAGAAACCTCATTAGAAAAATATGGTATTGAGTATTTTAATAATAGAGAAAAAGCAAAAAAAACTTTCTTAGCAAAATATAATAATGAATATTTTAATAACAGAGAAAAGGCAATTGGAACATGTCTTGACAAATATGGCGTGAAATGTTATTCTCAATCCAATGAATTTAAAAATAAAATATTTTTCAAAACATTGCAAAGATGGGTTGATAAGTTAAATATAGATATTAATGATTTAGAGTATCATAATGACAATTTTATAATACATAATTTTTGTAAAAAGCATAAATCATTTGAAATTAATAGATATGTATTAAAAAATAGAATTAAATATGGAATTGAAAATATATGCACAATATGTAATCCGATTAATGAACATTCATCAATTAAAGAATATGAACTTAAAGATTTTATTGAAAATGAATTAAAAATAAAAATTGAGAAAACCAAAATCGATAATAAAGAAATAGATATTTATATACCAGATAATAAATTAGGAATTGAATTTGATGGATTATATTGGCATTCGGATTTATTCTTAGATAAAAACTATCATTTAAATAAAACAGAACTATGCGAAAAGGCGGGAATTCAACTTCTGCATATATTTGAAAATGAATGGATTTATAAAAAAAATATTGTTAAATCCATAATTAAAAGTAAATTAGGATTTTTTAATAAAAGAATATATGCAAGAAAATGCAAAATTAAAGAATTGAATACCAAACAAGCTATTGATTTTTTAAATAAAAATCACATACAAGGTGCAATAAATTCTAAATATAAAATCGGATTGTTTTATGATAATGAATTAATTTCAATAATGACATTTGGAAAAAAACGAATTGCATTGGGTAATAAGGAAAATTCCGATGATAAATATGAAATGCTTAGATTTTGTAATAAATTAGACACTCAGGTAATTGGTGGAGCAAGTAAATTATTAAATTATTTTATAAAAAAATACAAACCTCAATCTATAATATCATATGCTAATAGAAGATATAGTAATGGCAATTTGTATAATAAATTAGGATTTGAATTTATAGGAAATACAATACCTAATTATTGGTATTTCAAATCGCATGAATATATATTATATCACAGATTTAAATTCAGGAAAGATATATTAATAAAAAATGGATATGATTTAAATAAAAACGAAGCTCAAATTATGGCAGAACTTGGCTATTATAAAATTTATGATTGCGGTCAAATGAAATTTGAACTTAAATTGGAATAATTGGAAACATTGGTGGTTGATATCCACGTTCTTTGTTTACATTTTCAGCAATTTTAGCACGAGTATCTGTTAATTTTTCTTGTCTTAATGCATCTAATTGATCTTTAATTAATTTTTCTGTATCTTCTTTCAATTTAGTACCTTCATCAAGTAAATGGCGATAATCCATTTGTAATTGTTTTTCAGTAACACCAAGTTCACCACTATAAAATCCACGAATTCCACCAATAACCATTTTTACTTTTGCAATAAGAAGATTACGAATTTGTTGACGAGCAACGTCGTTCATATTTTCCCATTTTAAAATTTTTGTTGGAGGATCTGAAGGTAATTTAACAACATCTGGATTTTCTTCTAAACATTTATCTCTTTCATCATTATTTTTGGTATCATAATACCAATACCACACCTTTCTTCCTGCATAATGTTTACCCCAAATACCCTGTATTTCATCACGGGAACCCGGAATTGGATATAAATGTAATATCTTTTCTCCAGTCGCAAGTCCTGTAATACGATATGTTAATATGGATTGTAAAACTCTTTGTTTCATTCTTCTATCCTGTGCTGTTAATAATGTTGAAAATGTTGGTTGAACATACATTGCCGGACGACCCAAATAAGACCAGCCAACCATACCTGGACTCCACGCATTTAAAGCAAATGGATCTACCAATCCACCATCAATTTCAGGTGGAGTTTCCCATAGCACTTCATTAATTTCTCTTCCAGCAGGAATAATATAATGTTGTGTATTTGCAGATGTGATTATATAATCACGCTTTAATTCCCATCCATTTGCTGCTGGTGCATTAGTACCAAGTCCGACTTGACGTGAATAAGCATATGTGAAAGATTCCATATACTTATTCGATTTATTTGTAAAGGCTGAAATAAAATCACTATTTTCTTTATTTAATCCTTCAATACCTACCCATTGTTGTTCAATAAGCCAGGCATTTAAAATTGCTGAATAATCTTCAATTACCATTTCAAGATAGGAATCCATCATTTCATCGGTTATTTCAAAAGGTCTTAATGGATATCCTAATTCATGCTTTATATGAAGGTATAACTTATTTTTTTCGGCAGTACTAATTAAAGCCATAATTATATTTATTTCATATAAATACTTAATTTTTTTTTCATTTTTTTCAAAAATATTTGTTATTGAAATTAATTGTAATATATTTGTAAAATATTTTTAAAAATTTTTAGTATGAATAAAATTGAATATAACATTTCTCTAAATAAATCAGGTAGACCATCAATTGAATTACCTATTGATTACGAAAATAATCCAGAGGATAAGTTTCTTGCAATTGAAATAACTAGATATATCTTTCATGATTTATATGGAAGAATGGAAAATTTTATGGATGAAGAAACAATATCCCAATTAAATAATGCAATCCAATTTCTCCAACAAATTAGTGATGAAATGGCATTGATTATTTTTGATTCTATGAAAGTAGCGGGAGATGCTTCTTTTTTTGTAAAAACTCCTTATCACATTCAAGTAAAAACAATTGATGAGAGAAATGCATTAGATAAAGAACAAATATTTTATGATGGTAAAATTTTTACAAGACAAATTGGTCTTAAAGTTCTGGTAACAGATGAAATGAAATTGTATGAATTGAAAGATGGAATTAATAATGAAAATTGGACTGAAATATCTGAATAATAAAATTATTTTTTCATAAAAATATTTGTAAAAATGAGTTTTAAACCAACTGAAGAACAAGAAAGAATATTTCATTTTATTGAAAAAAGAAACGAAAATATTTTAATTAAAGCATATGCTGGCACTGGTAAAACAACAACAATTGTGGAAGCAATTAAACTATTACCTAAAGATAAAAATATAATTTTTTTAGCGTTTAATAAACATATTCAAGAAGAATTAACAAAAAAATTACCTGAATATGTTAGATGTTATACAACCTATGGCTTAGGTACTTCTGCAATAAAAAGAAAATATGGCGATAAAATAGAATTCGATGAGTTTAAAATTGATAAAATCATAAAAGAATTTTCTAAAAAATGGAGATTAAATGAAGAATTTGAAAATGATGAGGAGATATATCTTTATCTACAATCATTAAAAAAACTTGTTAATATTTGTAGATTAACTTTAACATTAAAGCCAGATTTTATTCCAAACATAGCTGAAAAATATGAAATTGATATTCACAAACCTAACGATTTTAAACGAGTAATTAAATTACTTGATACTGCTACTGTCGATAGGAAAACTTTTGATTTTATTGATATGGTATATCTACCAGCAATTGATAATTCGATATGGATGTTTCCACAAGATTATGTCTTTGTGGATGAAGTTCAAGATTTAAATAAATGTCAAATCAGAATAATTGAAAAAATATTAAAAAAAGATAAAAAAACTGGCAATTATATTGGAAGATTAATTAGCGTTGGAGATGCATTTCAAAGCATTTATGGTTTTAACGGAACTGATGAAAAATCGTTTCAATGGTTCGAAAAATTTAATAATACCAAAGTTTTACCATTATCAATTTCATTTAGATGCTCAAAAAATGTAATAAAAAAAGCACAAGAAATTGTACCAGATATTAAAGCACTTCCCAATGCACCTGATGGTATTGTAAGAGAAGGCAATGTTTTAGAAGAAGCAGGAGATGGTGATTTTATTTTATGTAGAACAACAACACCAATTGTTAAATTATTTTTTGAGTTTTTAGTTAAGCAAAAAAAAGTTATGATTAAGGGTTCTGATATTGGAATACAATTGATAGAATTAATAGGAACAATAAACAATATACCCAAATTAATTGATTTCTGGGAAAAAGAAATTGATAAATATAAAAAAGAATTAGAAGATTCCGGAGTAATAAATATAAACGAACATAGTGGTTTTGTTAATTTACAAGATAAGGTAAATACTTTATTATTTTTAGCAAAAATATCAAATAGCGTTGAAGATTTGAAAAATAAAATTAGAATGATATTTAAAGATGATATTGAAGGAATTGTATTAAGTACAGTTCATAAAGTGAAGGGTCTTGAAGCTAATAGGGTTTTTATTATTCGTCCCGATTTGTTACCAATGAAAAATGTCAATTATTTGCAATATGTTCAAGAAAAAAATTTGGAATATGTTGCATATACAAGAGCCAAGAATGAATTAATTTTTGATTATAATTGGACTGATGAAGAATAATTAATTTTATAATTAAAATCTTAGCAAAATTTTTTAAATATGGAATGGATAATTAAAATAGAAGAAAAGGAAGTTGATATTATAGAAAATAAAAAACTTCCAATGCGTAATAGAAGAATTAAAGTTAAATTCGACCCTCAAAAAGAAGAATTGAAATTTATTGGTCAATATAAAACGAAAAATGGTGAATGGATTGATTTTAGTGAAAAATCGCATTCAATGATTATTGATTTAAATCAAATACAAGAATTACTTTATAATGTATATAAAAAAATGGAAGAAAAAATTGTTGCATATGAAAATATTGCAGAAGCATTTGAAGTAATAAAATTAATTGAAATTAATGATGAAAACAATACAAACGATGAGTTGGCTTAAATTAAAATTTCCATAAATAACCAGAAATTATTCTTTGTTTACTACACCATCTTGATATTGTTGATTGGTTGACTCCAATATATTCTGATGCTTTATTTGTGGAATCAAAAACAGTAATTTCATTTGTTTTTATGTTTATTCTATATACCTTTTTACAAATTTTTTGTTTTTGATATTCTGATAAACCATTCATCTTTTTTGTTTTGCTTATTTTCTGCTTAGTTTCATCGCTGCGTGATTTACCTAACCAAAATTTTGCGGATTTTTTTGATAATTGTTTTTTTTCATCTTCTGATTTGCGTTTTCCGTATTTTTTTGCTTCATCACTACCTGAAATTGCAATTCTTTTATTAATCCATTCCTCATTTTGTTTTATACCAAGATGTGATTTAGACATTTTATTGATGGTGTCAATTGTTGTTGTTGCATTATTACCACTTGATTGTATATTATATCCAAATTCTTTTTGATTTGATTTATATTCAATAATATATTTAATTTCTTTATTATTTAGTTCTTCTATTGTATTTGCAGTGTCAATAATTGAAAATTCAAAATTATCCCATCCATATTTATTAAAGGCATTGTTTAAATATTCATTACCAAGCCCATTCTTATATTCAGAAATTCTTTCGTTTAATGAACGAATTGTTTGTCCAATGTATATTTTATTATTTATTTTATTTCTTATTTTATATATAATTCCTACCACATTTTCATCTCTGTGGGGATATGGTAAAATTAAATGCTTTATTGATTTTTTGTATTTTTCATTGTTTGTTTTTGAATCCATGAAGTAAAAATATCTTCTTTTCCTGTATTGTGGTAAAAAAATTGCATTGGGATAGTGTTTAATAATTTCATCTTTTTTCATTGTACCTATTTTATTTCTTATCCATCTACTATATCTTAACTTACCATCAATTAATACAGAAAATCTTTTTGATTCTTTATTGTGGTAGTAGTTACCTGACATAACACCAACATAAATCCAATTTAATGATTGATATATTGTTCCGATTTCACCAGCAGCGGGATCAATGGTTGCTGTTATTATTCTATATTTAGTGTTATTTTTTATCCATTTACATGCTCTTGATATGAAATAAGATGCAGTGTTTTTTGGCGTCCACCACAAACAAACACCTCTACTTAACAACAATAATTTATTTTCAAATCCGTATTTAGTCCAGACACCAGTGTTTTCAGTATAATCAGTACTAAAAACCAAAACCCCACCTAGTTTTTGTCCCTTTTCTGTGTTGAAATAAATACCAAAACAATAGTTGGTAATGTATGGCATTGATTTAAGCCATTCATATTCAATGATTATTTTTTTTGCTGTTTCTTTATCAATTAATTTTATTTCCGTGTTTTTTAATGAAATTGAATTATTATAAAAATCCAGTTTTTCTGTGACTGACTTTTCTTTTCGAATTTTGTATTGATGTGCTTCCATAGAAATATGTTTATATGCAAACTTAATATAAAAAAATAAAAAGGCTACTAAATTTAGTAGCCTTTTTATACTATATTAGATATTACTATTGTAAATCACCAATACCAAATGTGGTAAGACCATCGCAGAAAATTCTACCATAGTAACGATTCAGTACCATTTTTTTAGCATAACGTGTCATAATACCCCTAATTGGCGTGAAATCAAACGGATTGTACATGACAGGAGTTAATTGCATAGGTATATAAGGTGCGTAAATATAACCGGTCTCTAAGATAGAAGTTCCTTTATGTCCAACAAGAATTGTGTTTGCTGGAGAATATGGGTCGCGATAAACGATATAACGTCCACTAAGAACACCGATTTTTTCAATACCCATATTGTACTTATCCTGTTCTGGGGCAGCATTGCTAACATGGAAATATTCCAGGTCATCGAATACTGCACTTACTTCAGGAGATACAACAATCCAAGAAGCACCACCACGAAGTGTTGATTTATGTATTTGAGCTGAAATCTGGTTAATCTTGGTTATCAAGGTCTGATTCCAGTCCTTCTGTACACCAAAATATCCGGTGGTCTGTTTGCGAAGTCCGTTGTAATCCCAACGAGTTGTCCAAGCAGCACCTCTACGAAGGTCGCGTAGAATCTCACGGTCAATTTCGGCAGCCATTTGTTCAGAGAGCAATGCAGTTAATTCAGCTTCAGCATCAATGTTATGGAATGCGCTTACGTCTTGTGCAAGTTCAGGAGTCCATAATGCACGCATTTTACGTGTTTCAACGGAAACTGTGACATCATCAAGAACGAAACTCACTTCAGCCATACGAGAATCTTCTTCAAGGTCGCTGTATACTTTATACTCATATGAGAATGTTGCAGAACCAGAACCACTTAATGCCTGATATCCATTAGTTCCAGGATAGGTCAAGTCGGCTAAAAGCACAATCTTACCATCTTTGCTAACGATTGCTTTTCCGTAAGGCTGTACCTTAACATTGAACGGAATGTCTTTACCAGCAACAATTGAATCTTCAGAAGTAGGTGCAACTAAATTGACATCAGCAAAAATCCTTAAACTAGCAAGGAATGATTCGGTGTCCATAGGAACACCAGCCGGTCCAATAAGTTTTCCTTCACTGGTTGTGGTAAATCCAGTAATTGTTAATGTAGCAAATTTGCCCGTAGAATCCAGAACAGAAGCGCAATTCCCAGTTACTAAGGTAATAGAACCCTTAGACCTGTCAAATAATGATTCACCTTCACTTGCATATTCTGTTGCATAAAATGCATCGTATAATGAACGGGTTTCAAACTGTGTTCCTGTACCAGGTGCAAGTTCAGCAGCATTTGAATACGCGCCATTTGGTGATGTGTGATTAAGACCTGCAGGAGCAACTCTCACAGAAGCCTTTGGATTAATGTAATATAATTTTCCGATAGGCAGGTTTAATGCTTGTACGGAAACAATATCATTTGCTAACAGTTTAGCAAATACCCTGCGAATAACAGGAAATGCTACTGTTTCAAACTGACCAGAACTTGCAGAATCAGTAGATTCTTTAAGCATATGTGATAACTGGTTTTCAAAAAGTTGTGCAACATTTTCTTTCACATTACCTTCAAGTCCTTCAAGCAGACCAATTTTTTCCCAACGATTAGTTATAATTTCTCTTTGTTCGCGAAGTGCTTTTAATCCAATATTACCAACTTCGCCACTTTCTAATAAAAATCCCATATTTAAAAATTTTTAATTACTTATTATTTTTTGCCTCTATGTTCAATTGTTTCAATGATTCTTTTCATTTTTTTGATATGATCATTGTTTTCATATGCAGTTATTTCTTTTGCTTCATCAAGAATTTTCTTCGAAGATGGGGCAATTGAGGCAGATGCCTTATCTTGAAGAGTTTCTGTAATACTTTTCTTTTCGTATTTCATTTCGGAAAGAATTGATTTGTATTTTTTTTGTGATTCAGCAATACTATCTACGTTTTTAAATTCGTTGATAATTTTTATTTTATCATCCTGTGTTAATGCCAATTCTTCATTTACCAAAAGGTTATTTACATGAGCCAAATTGGTGTTGAAAATTGCCATTTCTTTTAATTGAGTACGATATTTTTCAAGTGCCGTTTTATAATTTTCAATTAATGTAGTGGCAGACTTTTTAAATTCGATACTTTCATTAACTTTCTTAGTCAGTTTCTTATTTTCATCGATTAAATTCTTAATGAATTTTTCCGATTCTTTAATAGCTTCTGGTGACTGGTCTTTTTCTCCTTGACTTAAATAGTCATATTTAGGTAAATTCCTACCAGGCATTGCCCTTCTCTTTGAATATCCAACACCATGTGCTTCATCTACTTCATCTTCATCACCCAATACGGCATTAATATCCTCTTCGGTGATTTCATAATCATCTTGAAGTTCATCAACAAGTTTTTTTGTTGGACCTTCCTTATGAAGAGCATCAATTTGGCTATCACTACCAAAAGTTTCTTTACCAGGATTATGCATTTCTTCAACGGATTTCATATTACCAATCATTTCATCAATTTGATTTCTCATTTTAATTAATTCATTGAATGCAATACCCTTGCTATCTTTAGGTAAATAAGATGGTGATTCAGAATTTGCTACGTCAGTAAATCTTTCGTCAAGCTCATCCATTTTTAAAATTTCATCTTCAATATCGTCCATTGTGATAACATCATCGTCATCATCAACAATAATATCATCATCATCACCCGCACTTTCGATAGCAGTACCAACACTGGCAACATTTTGTCCTTTAAGATCAAGCGCTTCTTTTTGAAGAGACTTTTTAGTTTTTTCAGGTTCTTCTTCAAATGGTTTCCCATCTTTAACTGTATTAACAATTTTTACAGTTTCTTCGACCTGCTTTTGTTCTTTGGGGGTTTCTTCAAAAGGATCGCTTTTACCTACAGTATTTGTAATTTTTACGTCTTCTTTAACATTAGTCACCTCTTTAGCTTTTTCATTAAAAGGTTGCCCTTCTTTTACGACTTTATTAGTCTCTTTTTTTTCTTGACTTTTCATATCAGTATCTTTTTTAGTTTCAACATCGTCTTTCGACTCTTTTTTTTCGTCTATTTTTTTATAAGACTCTTTTGTTGATTTATTTTTATTTAATTCTTCTTTTAATAAACTATTAAATTTTTCAGGAAACTCTTCTGCTAATTTTTTCTTAGCATTTATTTCAGCAGCTTCAACAATTTGTTTATAATCATTTAGAGCATCCTTTAATATTGATTTTTTATCGTTTTCCATATTTAATTATCTTATCTAATAACATAATTTTAATATAAATACATGTTTGATATAAAAAATTCAATATTTTTATAAAATTCTTTAATTAAAGAAAATAATTATGTCACATTATTCATTGTATTTTACAGTAAAAATTTATCGATTGCATTAATTACTTTTATTTCATTTTCATTTAATTGCGGAATTTCTTTATTTTTGATAATATTTTCATTAAAATTAAATCCGCTTTGTTCGGGAAATAAATAAGCACCAGGTATACTAGGAGTTGAAACTAAATCAAAACCTATTAATTCAAAATCTGATTGAACAATATTTTCTCCATTAATTTCTTTTAACGAACCAACCCCACGGGAAGAAATTCCCAATCTAATCTTTTTTTGTAAATAAAGAACGATTTTATCTCCAATGACAGAAGCTACGCCATATTTTATGTATCCAGGAGAAACAATGAGTTCCAATTGACCAAATAAAACGTTTTGCTGATCACCTTTACCCCACCACATTTTTCTTATCATGTGTGAAATGTTATGAAGTGAAATTATTGATGAATCTGGATGATCTGCTTCAGAAACAGCAGAATTTGTTTCTACTAATTTTTGATATTTTTCTACTTCTGGTACCAATACTTCTTTGGGATAAATTCTACCATTTTTATTTTTAATGCCCCATTTTTGTAAAATACAGTTAATTAATATCGGTTCATTTTCTTTAAGTATAAATCCCTCCGTTATTAATGATGGATTTAAATCACTTGCAATATATCCCGCATCGTGTTCTATTAAAATACCAAAACCACTTTCACCTGGTTTTAATATTTTTGCTTCACTTAAATTGAATTTTTTATTCATTTTAAAATATATTTAATATAAATAGTATCAATTATTTATTTAAATTTTAATGTTGTGTGATTTTATTTTATTATAAAAATTTGTAACAGAAATATTTGTATTAATATTTTCAATAAACATTCGTGTTTCCATTTGTATTAACAACTCATCAATGCTTTTATTAATTTCTTTAAGTTTTTCTAATTTTTTATTTGTTGTCATAATATTTTAGATTTTATTTATTATTATTTAATAAATTATAAATCTCATCCAGTTTTTTCATTATTTTCATTGAATCTGAATGATCTAATTTCTCTTTTAAATCTAAAATATTAGATACGCCATTTAATACATGTAAAGTTTCTTTTTCAGATTCAATCCATTGACGAGTTCTTTCTTCTTCTCTTTTAACCATTTCTTGTCTTAATCTTTCAAGAGTTTCCGAATGTTCTTTTCTGATATTATCAACTCTTGCAAGATATTGTTGTTGTAATATTTTAATTTCATTGCTTTTTTCTTTAATGGATTTCATTAATTTGAATATAACAAATCCATATATTAATGTGAAGATTATAAAAAATGCTAAAAAAATATCTTGATATTGAATTATATAATTATAATAAATTAATAAAAAATTTGATAAAGTCATATAATAAATTTTATAATAAATACAAGAAAATTTCGGTTTTTTAATAAAAAGTATTTATGATTAAATAATAAAACATGGCAAGTAACGTAAATCTAATTGACCCTAACGATATTAACACAAAAAATCTTGGTAATAATAATATAAATGCAATTCCGCAATATCAAGATATGTATATTTTTGTTGAGCTAAAAGCAAAAAGAAGGGGAAGATCGGTTATTATAACATCAAGTGAAGGAAATATTGGGCAAGGCTTTGTGAAGACAGGATTAGAAGAACCAAAAGAAATTAATTTATTAGGTATTGATCAAAATAATGATCCTAAAAATCCTAATTATTTAAAATTTACTACAAATTATTATGATGGAAGTACTGGCACATATACACAATACGAAAGTTTTGGAATAACTAACATTAAAATTACAGTAAACTCATCTTATGTTCCAACAGTAAATATTCAATTTGTTGATGTTAGAGGATTATCTTTTTTCAATCAGGAAAATTCACCATATAGAATATTATTTGATTTTCCTCCTCCTATATTTGAATTATCAATTAAAGGATATTATGGTAAAGCATTAAAATATTTATTGCATTTAGTTAAATATACAACAGAATTTAATTCACAAAATGGAAATTTTGTGATTGACGCTAATTTTGTTGCCCTGACATTTGCACCATTATCTGATGTATTGTTTAGATATATTGTTAATGGTGCTTTAATGAACTATCCCCAAACTGAAATATCTCCTTCAACTAGTAATAAGCCAACCAATACATTTATGTTAATTACACAATTAAAAAATTTGTATACATCTGTTACCGAAAAAGTTAAAAGTGATGCAGAAAGTAGAGAATATGACAGAACCAAATTTTTAATAACGAAAATTGGTGAAATTATTGATTTGCTAAATGGTTATAGAGAAAATCCAGATATTTTTCAATACGGAACTTCATATTTAATAACAAAAACAAAAAATACTGATAAGGAAGAAAATTATTCTATATCTCAAACATTATTATCTGATTATGATCAGAAAATAAAATTACTTTCAACTAACGGTATACCGGAAAAATTAGATGATAGATTATATATAGTTTTACCTGTTCAATATAATACCGAAAGTTTAATGCCATCAGCATCAGCAAATACTATAACGAATCAGCAATTTATTGAATTAGTAAAAGGCGCATTTCTAAAATATAAAGATAAAATTGTAAATACATCTTTTGGTGTTTTAAATTTAAAAAAAGAAGAAATTAAATTAAAAATATCTGAAATTGATTTTAATAATTATTTTAATTTAACAAAGGGAATTGTTTTAGATAAAACCACAAGATATGTTGGTTTAGATATAACTGATTTATATCTTTCACTATACAAAGAAAAATTTAATTTAGAAACAAATTTGACTGAATTATCAACGAAAATTTCCACCAAAATCAATAATATGGTGAATGAAAAATTAGGGATGGAACCATCAATATATAATATATTTAAAATTATTTTAGATGATGTTGACAATTTCTTTGAAAAACTAAAAAAGGTATCAAAAGAAGCAGAAGAAAATCATCATAATGACGAAGCAATAAAAAAAATAATATTAGGCAGTGGATATAAAGATATTACAGATAAAATATATGCATTTCCATTGGTGGTTGATACAGAAAAAATTGTTTGTGGCGGAAATAAAGAAGAAAGGATTGCACCAATTAATTTAAGCAAAAAATTAACAAAATTGGGTTCCAAACCATTTCCCGAAATTGAATTTGTTAATAATTTTATTGAAACATTTTTTACTCAAGCAAGATTAAATTATCTTGCAAATATGAGAGAAAATCAAAATAGTGACGGTTCTAATGAATGGATTCCTATTTCACCCATAGATTCAAAACTTGGTAATTTAAATGCTAAAAGTCCTTATTACAATATAGATAATCCAAATATTGTCAATACTTCTGAAAAGAATAAAATATCGCAGATATTGGATATTATGTTAAATAGATTTTATGTGCTATCGCAATTTGCTATACCAGATAATTTTTATCCTTCTGCAAGTAATAATAAAGTATTGTCAGAATATATTAAAATGTATGCAACATCTGAAGCCATTAATTTAGCAACATCAATTATAAATTCAACATATACTGATAGTGTTAATTTATTTGCAAATAAATACAAGGACAATATTAATGATTTCTATGTGGAACTTGAAAAACAAATTCCAGAAACATATAGTTTTAAAGATAACACTAAAATTTATATTGAAAATGTTGCAAGTGAAGAACCAATATACGTAGATAAAACAGATCCGAATTATAAAGGACTTGAATTATATTTCAATAGATTAGATAAACAAACGATAAATCAAAATTCTGAAAGACCGATTGATAAATTTAAAAGAAGTGTTAGAAGAAGTGGATTTTCTGAATTTTTTAAAGGAACAAATAAAGAAGTTTATTATCAATTTACTAATGAAAATGTTTTGCTTATTTCGGATAAAAAAATAGACAAACAAGGAAATGAATCAACTGATAACATTTTTGATGATGATAATAATAATTTAATTACAAGATATTTGATTGATGTAAATGATTATTTCAATACAACGCAATATAAATATTCAATATATAAACCACAATTTTTACTTAATTCTGGTAACACTGTTTTTGCATCAGGATCCGTTAAATCGGTAAAAGCAAGTTTAAATAGTTTTCAAAATATTGTTGATGTTTGGAGCAAAACATTGTCTAATAATATACGTTACGATACTTTTAGTGGTGATTTTGATGATATAATTTATCCAGATATTATTAATAATCATTCAAAATTAAGTGCATTATTTATTCTTTCTAATTTTGGAAGTGCTATTGGTGCTTTTAATAAATATCCGAATAACTACAATGATTTGATATTTGGTGTTCCTGCCGCAATTGAAATACCAAGATTTTTGTGTTTATACATTGGTGCATTAGTAAATGCATATGAAGAATACTGGATTAAAGATGTTATTGATTATTTCACAGGAGGAAGTGGACAATATATTTATGATAGATCTTTGTTTATTTTTGCAGACTATTTTGATGTAAATGAGTATTTGTCATATAATGATAAACAATTATTTAAAAACGAGTTTCTTGATTTTTATCAGGGAATTGGAGGTGAATATTCATCAATTCTTTCGTATATTAAACAATTATATGATGATGTTAAAAACGATACGGAAAATAAAAAAGAAAAAGCGTATAAAAAAAGATTAGATCCCAAAGATAATAGTAATATTGCTAATTATTATAATTTAATATTAAAACCACTGATAGAAAGATCGTATGTTATTAATTTTAGTCAATATACATTTAAAATGGAAAGGGAATATCCATCGGCATATCAATCCTTAAAAACAATCAATACGAATGCAAATAAAAAGAAAATAAATGATAGTTATTTTTCAAAATTTCTGTCTGAATTATATTCACAAATTCAAACTAAAAAAAGAGATGCAGAAAAAAAAGAAGTTGAAGAAGATAAAAAGAAAAATGATATTGATATAATAACACAAACATATTATTCATTTAAAAATATTAATGATAAATGGTTAACAAATCCAACTGACCAAAATATTTATGGATATCCTTTCAATAGAAAAGGTAAACGTTTAATTGATTCGTTTATATTTGTTGATAGAGCAATGAATCCAATCGGTAATGACACAATGATTAATGCCGAAATGTTAATTGATTTACTTGATGACCCTAATACTAGTATTTTTAGTGTTTTATCAAGTCTGTTATCCGCAAATGGGTTTGAATTTTTCCCTCTTCAAAACTTTATGGTTGGAGAAACTGAATGGGAAGAATGCTTTAAAATTGATACGAGTGGTGAAATTGAAAATACACCAGCATTTGTTTGTATGTATATAGGTGGAACATCAAGTTATCCAACCACAGTTCAAAATGGATTTACTAATGATGGTATTGAAGATTTGAGTTTAACAGATGCTTCAGATTTTTCTACTCAAAATTGTACAACAAATTCTGATGGAAATAATCAAATAACTGAAATTAGTGTAGTAAAAGATAATTTTCCATATCATAGAGTAAATGCTTTTAGAGTTAGATTTGGAGAACAAAATCAATCAATGTTTAGTGAAATAAAAATTGATAGTAAAGAATATCCGGAAACAAATGAATCAATACAAATTCTTTCGAGATTAGCTGGTGATAATAAAGAACATGCAATCCCCAAAGGGCAGAATTTATATAATTTATATGAAAATAGGGCATATAAAGCAACTGTTACTGGATTGGGAAATCTAATGATTCAACCAACACAATATTTTCAATTAGAAAATATACCTCTTTTTAATGGAGCATATATTATATTGTCAGTTGAACATAATCTTACAGAAAATAAATTAATAACATCATTTTCAGGTACAAAAATTTTAAAATATCCAGTGCCAAGGGTTACAAGTCCATTGGCATTTATGGGTTTTGATGGAGGAGAATCATATATGACAAACATTAAAGAAATGTCCGCAGGACAATTAGTTGCAGAAGCAGTTACAATATCTAATGCAAGATTAGAACAATTAAATTCTGTTTTTGGTGTTGATGTTTCACATCATCAAGATAAAATTAATTGGGATGCTTTGGCAAATCCTACATATGAAGACGATCCTAAACCAAAATTTGCTTTTATTAAAGTAACTCAAGGTAATTCTTATATTGATAAGATGGCAAAAACTAATGCAATTTCTGCCCAAAATGCAGGATTGAAAATAGGATATTATCATTACGCAGAACAATATACTGGAAATGATGTTGTCAATGATGCTAAAGGTCAAGCACAACATTTTTTAAAAGTTGTTTCTACATTACCAAAACCCAATTTTCCACTTGTTTTAGATTTTGAAAATGATGAAGTCAATAATAAATTTTGGAGTAAAAATAAAGCTAATAATGATTTATGGATTAACACATTTATTAGCGAATTAAAATCTAATGGTCATGATGTTATTCTGTATGGAGGTAAATATACTTTTGAAGATTATACAAGTAGTAAATTTGAAAATATACCATTATGGCATGCGCAATATTTACAAAAACCTGAAATAAATGATCCAAAAATTGCAAGAGGATGGAATGATTGGGCAATATGGCAATTTAGTTCTAATGGAAGATTAAATGGTCATGGATGTAGATTTGATATTAATGCAATGAGAAAATATTTTTATGAAAAATATGCATAAAATTAATTTTACAGCAATTCTTTTTTCAAGGTATATAAACTAATAATATCATCATCAACTTTTTGTGGATTAAAAGCCATTGTTTTTATTTTTTCAATTGCTTTTGCAATGTTTTCTTTGGACATTTCTTTATATAAACCCTCTAATATTAGAAGTGTTTCATTTTTAAATGTCTCAAGTAATTTTTCTTTATCCTTTTCATCAGCAGTTGATAATCTTTGAATTAAAATTCTATCATTTTCATTTAAAGTTTCATATTTTTTATTGAATTTATTAATTGCAATTTCAATAATATCTTCATTAATCATATCAATATCTAAATTTTCATTTATTTTTTTTGAAGGTGTTTTGATATGATTTAAAACAATAACAAAAGATTCATGGATTGCATCAACATCAACATCATTATAGTCTTTTAATGATTCCTCAATTAAAGTATCAATTGCATTATATAGTTCTACTTTTTTATTATTTAATGGGATTTTATTTTCATCAATAAAAGGTAATAATTTTTCTCTTTCTTTATCTATTTCTTCGATAGTATATATATCAAATAATTTAATGTTATTGTCAATGTAACGAGTTGCAATTACTTCATCATCAATATGCTTATTATCTAAATTATTGAAAACATTAAATTCCAATTGTAATAAAGGGGAATTTTTTACAACATTAAAAAAATCAGAAATAATTTCTTTTGATTCTTCTATTAATGTGTTGGTAAAATAAGAATCTTTTAATTTGTTAGATAACATTAAATTGACAATACCAATATTTAAATTTTTCATATCGATTACTTTAATTTAATATAAATAGTATAAATATTTATAAACGTTTATCTACACATTCAATAATTTATTTATTGTCCAAATCAATATCTTCAATATCATCTAAATCAATATTTTCAATATCAGTATTCTCATGAAAAGTGTTAATACTTTCAGTTGTTTCAAGTAATTTATCAATTTCTTCTACCATTTCAAATGCTTTTTTATTTTGATTTTCAACAATATTATTGTTTTCAGTTATTATTTTTTTATGCTTTTTTGATTTTTTTACTTCCTTTTCAGAAACTTCTGTTTTATATAGATTTTCAATAAATTCATTAAATTTATTAATACTCATTTTATCCTTATTATTTATATTTATAGAATTTAAATTTTCTGCTAATGATGGTGTTTCAGTACCACTTTCACCACCACCCATGGATGTGCTGGCACCTACTTCAGGTGCTGATGGTAATGTTGCTGTTGATGGTGGATTAGCTCCACGTGATGGCGGAGTTTGTACATTTCCCCCAGTAGGCGTTGATTCAGTGCCACCTGTAATAGGAACACCCTCCACAGGTTCTCCAAATCTTGCATCAATATCAGAAAATAATCCCGTTTTCTTTATTACCGTAGGAGAATCTGCAAGTTCTTGTACAATAACTTTTTCCATTTTTTGCTGTTTCAAATCATCAACTATTTCTTTATCTGTCATATTAAATAATATTCTCTTAGCTGTAGTATGTGACATTGCAGCAATACCATTTTCACCGCGAGTTAATTCATTATACGTTTGTGCTTTTTCACGTAGCAATTCAGATTTCATTTGTTCGGATTGTAATGAAGGATTTGTAAGAGTTAATTGAAAATTAGTCAAATCATCTCCACTATATCCCAACAAATATAAATGAATCATTGCCATTTTATTAAGTTCTTGGATCATGGCTTGTTGAATACGATTAACTTTTTTTGCAAATCGTATATCATATTGTGCCATATTTTTACCTGCACCGGCAGCATCTTGAAATGATAAAAATGGTTTAGGTATGCCAAGACCTGCAAATAAATTATCTCTTAAATATTCAATATCATGAATTTGATCAAGATTGGATGCTCCTGGTAATGTATCAATACCTGTTTGTACATTTGCATTTCTTACTGGAATGAAATAATCTTCATCGTTGCCAAGTATGTTAAAACGATAATCTATTTGACCATCATTTGGTGATACTTGTGATATTTTTTTAAATTTAGTAGCAACTTTATAGATATATTCTTCAATATCTTCTTCATCAATATTTCCAACATCGATTTTAAATACTTTCTTTTCTCCTGCCCTAACAATACGATATGTTAACATGGCATCTTCTACCATTATAAGTTGTCTAAATACCCTACGTACTTTATTAAGTACTGATGACCCATATGGCAAATATTTATCATCACCCAATAATCTAAAATGCGCAATTTCAAATACGTTAAATTCATCACCAGTCATTCTTTCTTTAAATTTAATAACTGGTTTGCCATTTATTATTCTTTCCATGCGCTCGATATCATAATTAACCAATTGTTTTACAGTTGTTATCCCCTTTTTTCTTTCACCGTATAATAAAACAAAATTATCACCATATTTACAGGTATTCCTTGTCCAGAAAGGTAAATTTATGTTCACATTAATAATATCATAGAAAAATTCTTCAAGCAATAATTTAATTCTCTCTTTATTCGAATAAATATTTAACATTTTTCCATTAATACCAATGGTAGTGGCTTCTTCCATAAATAAATCCAAAGCACTTGAAATAATTGGATAGTATTCCATACCCTCATAATCAATATATGCTGGAAGTCTCGCTGCTTCATATTGTAAAGCCTTCTGAAATCCTCTATTGGTTGTTCTGAAAAATTTATTTTGTAAATTTAATTTTTGCTGCAATTCCAACCCTTTTCTCATAACTTCATCAGGGCTATTCCCTTTAATAATAATTTTGGGTTGTTGTGTTACAGTACTTTGAGAAGTGGAGAATTGTTGCTGTGTATTTTCAAAACCAAAACCATCTAAATTTAATAATTTATTTAATTGTTGGTAAATAGTTCCTTTTTTTTCTTCATTCGCCATTTTTATAAAAATTTATATTTTTTTATAAATACTTTCTTTTTATTCAAAAGACAATAAAATTATATTTTTTATATAAATACAATTTATTTATTCTTTTTTTTATCTAATCCTTCAAATAACCATGCATACGTAATATATGGATTCATTGGTGATGTACTATTAGGTGAAATTACTGGTTTATATGTATGTTTACTACCAATTTCTTTTATATCATTTACAGTAATTATTGCATTTAACATTTTTTCGCTTGTAGTTTTACTTTGTTTAAATTTTGCTTTATCGTAATTTAAAACATATAATCCAATAGCTAAACTCATAATTGAATCATCATGAAATGAACGTTTATGATCTGCAATGCGATTTCCTGGAACTACAACAAAAGTTTTTAATTCATTTAATAATCTTATGGATCTAATTATAACATCTTCTAAATGTATTGCTCTTTGCATTTCAAGTAATACCGAGGCACGATTATTACCAATAAAAAAACCTGGAATTAAATCAACGGTAATTACACTACCATCTGATAATACTTTTTGCCCCTTTTTTATATATCCCATTAATCTATCTCTTGAAGGCTTATGAGATACTTCGGCATAATGAATAGATTCAATAGGATAACCATATTCAAATAATTTTTCTACTGTTTGAATACCATAACCACCAGTAATATCAATAACACAATACGCGTTATTATATTTTTTACCAAAAATATAAGCAATTTCTGCTAACAATTGTGGTGATATTTTACCATAATATTCCGCAACTTGTTCTGATTTATATCTTCTTATTTTAACTTTTTTTACTTTATCTCCCTTAGTTATAACTTTATCTTCAATAATTTCCTTTATTTTCAAAATATTCATACTTGAATAGTCTTCACCATGACCTGGTGATGCGTCAAGAGCCATAATGTAATTTTCTGCTGGCAAAGGATCTTCCCAAATCCAAACATTTAAATCGGTATATTCTTGACGAAGTGGCACCTTTATCTCATTTTCTTCAATTCGTTTTAAATAAATTTCGGCAATAAAATTATCTCCAGATCCAAGAAAAGAACATAATAATTCTTGCGCAATTTTACGCATATCACCATTAACTTCACGAATTTCATTTTCAAACCATGGTGATGTTGCTTCCCAACCTTCAATCATCATTGCAATTCTCTTTTTCGAATCCCAATTTTGATCATCTATTCTAATTTCATTGGCTTTTCCTTTGTTTTTAACCCATTGTAGTCCTTTGTTATATCTTGGATCATTAAACCACCAAATTTCAACTGCCTTGAAATTATTTTGATTATTTCTTGCTCCCATAAATGTCTTATAAAAGACTGCATCC